AAGGTGCTGAGAAGTCAAAAGCTTCTTGATGTAGGGAACGCAACATCTCGTATTTGTTCTGAGCGTTTTTGGAACGTCTTATAAGTTGGTCTACTGTGCCGAACGTGTTGGGGATTGCCATTACCCACCGCCTAGGTTTCTGACACCCTGAACGCCTGATGGGCCAGTCGCTATAAGGAGAGAGCGTCCTGCACGTTTACCGGTTGTGAGTGCTCTGCGTCTTGCAATGTCGCCCTCGGATTCTGCTAGTCTTGAATCTTCGCGCTGCTGCTGCTTTGCAATCTGCTCTTCTTGCTGAGCTTGTGCCCGTGCTTGGGCTGCTGCTGCGTCTCTTGCTCTGCTGGATGCACCTGTCCGTAGCAATCGGACGCCTTCTGACAACCCGCCAGTCAATGCTGCTGTGCCTACTCGTTTAGCTGTACCACCCATGACTTGCCCCTCAAATATTTATAAAGTTGCTCAGGCGTGAACGCCCAGAAGCTTTTGATGCCTAATATTGCCTTGCACTCTTCTACGCAATTAAACCAGCATAGACCGCCTCGATACCCTTTATCTTCGATTATACGCGTGAAATAGAGGATTTTAGCGTCTTTTCGTGCGAATTGTTCTAAATTATCGCAATTAAGGATCATAGTGTGTGAAAAGAGAGGGTTGATGATTAGGTGGGTGTCACCGTTTTCTAGGGCTATGAAGCAGTGCCGGAAGTCTGGGTTAAGTAGATGCATGAACCAGTGGTTGTCGTCTGAACCTTGGAAGACTATAGCGCCGTTAATCGAATACATTAAATGAAGGGGTGGCTATTACAGGTTTAGACGCCATGCTTGCATCACGCTTTATTACTGCGTTGCCTTCACCACAAGCAAGAAGGCCGTACTCTGCGCTTTCGCATATGTGAGAGTAGATGTTTTTGTCTGGCTCGTCTTTGTAGCGATCTTCGCCTGTGATCTGGACTCGTTTGTAGCAGAATGCACCGGCTAGACCTTTGCGCCACATCTTGGCCTTAGGGCTTATCATAAAGGCTGGCTTGCCATCCATGCATAGCCTACGTAGCAGGTTGATAATAGAAGATCGGCGGATTAGTACGTCATTATTGCCTACAGGGAAGACAGGTAAGCCGTGCTTATGTAGCACCTTGAACGGTGTGAGTTCGGTCGCTTGGCCCTTTTGATCGCCTGAGGGGTCACCACCACCACGGGAGAAGGTAAAATCTGGATAGGTGCGGTCTATATAGCTTTTAAGCTCAGGAGCGAACACCGCAGCACTCATATCCTCAGATGTAAACTCGTCGAATCCGATGTAGCGGCCTATGCTGGGTATGAACTGTATAAATGAAGCGGCAGGTGTACGGCCAAAGTCGATGCCTAGTGTGATTGGGTATTTTGGATCAGGTATATAGTTGTCGGTCATGCAGTGTACTGTATCTACATACTCTGGGTAGACTGGTTTGCCATCTTTGACAAATCCGTACTCATTGCAGAGGTTTACATCAATCCAGTCTTTAGATTTGCCCTGCATACCCTTTATATAGTAGCCATCTGGCAGGTTCGACATGTTCTCAGCGTGAATGTTGAGCTTGTAGCCTTCGCCTTGAGGGATTAAACCGCCTGCTTGTCTGTAGAAGTTCCATCCCTCTGGCTTCACCTCCTCAGCGAGCTTGTAATACCAGTGGTCGTCATCTGGTGCGTTAGTGTCTCCTATCATGCCGTGCCAGGTACATTTAACGTAACCGTTAGCAGGTGAAGGGTATCTGCCGTGGCGTAGATCGGCCATGTCTACGACGCTTTTTTGTAGCTCTTTTATCTCATTGAGCCAGAATCCAGTTACTTGGGAGCCACGCAGCTTTTTAACGCTGTCTGTCCGGTCGAGAGCAATGAAGACAATCTCTGACCAAACGTTCGTGCCGTCTTCCAGATCAAACCGTAGTTTATGGGTTGGTGGCTCTAAACCACCGGCTGTATAGCGTCCTAGCGGTTCATAGAGTGACAACCAGTCTTTGATAGTAGTAGTGGCAAGATCAGGAAAAGTATTACGGATAGCATAGAATCGTGAAGGGCGCCTTCCTTCTTTATTTGGTGCCTGGTTACACATCGCCGTAAATATCTTGATGCACGATTGAATAGTCTTACCGCTGCCCAATGGCCCCATTATCATCTCGCATCTATCCCAAGACGCTTGAAACTGCGCTAACACTGGGCCTTGAGGCTTTACGATGTATTCAAACGTAGGCATTTATGATTTTGAGGGAGTTTTGGCAGGTGTGCCGGATAGGTCTATGATTTTGACAATGTTGGTGTCCAGGTTGCCGCTTATCTCAGTAGCCTTGAGTTTAGGCTGTACATACTGTGCGACTTTATCCCAGCATTCGACGGCTGTTTTACGGTCGAGTACATCAGGTTCAACGCCATCTTCACCATTAATTCCATCAACCTGCTTTTGTATCATTTCGTCGATTTTAACGGCATGTTGTACCATTTTATCGACAGGATTGAACTTTTCGCCGTATTTGTTTTTGAGTAGTCTAGCGAGAGTTTGCTTATTTTTGTCAGGCCGTTGATTGTCTTGGTTAACCGCCATGAGTAGTTACCCCAAGTATTTGATTAATATCAACTCATTTTACGTTTATGTTTACTATCCAGTACCCAGTGCTCAATCCCACACTCAGTCAAAACCCTATTATTACCGCTATAATGAGCAATCATCTTAACACAATCCTCTATTTTACCCAATAATACACGATTTTCCTCAATTTTACCTACAAGTGCTTTAATCTTTGTATCAATGTACTGTCTGTTGTCCCCCCCCGTCTTTTGTACAACCGAAGGTTTAGATTTTATTTTTGCTGCTGTCACGTATAACCCTGCTATATATAGTACACACTCAAAACGGGAGCATACAACATGACAGACATCGACGACAAGTTAAAAGCCTTAAACACTAATCTCTATGACATGCGCACAACACAACTAAAAGACAAACACAACTACGCAACACGCGAGCAACTAGAGCAACACGCTAAGCAGACTAGCAACCGGTTAGAGCTATACACGCTCATTAACTGCATGCTACTACTCTCAACGATTATTATAATTATCTAACATTATATTATAATTATCTATTGACACTCACTAACACTATCTGTATATTGACCCTCATCAGCTACGGACTACCCCGCAGCGGAAAACAGGGATTTTAGACATGTCACCATTAGTTCGACGACTCAACATGATCAAGACCAGCGCCACGGCTGAAATCGAATTGTTAAAGAACGACCCAACAGCATCTAACGTAGAAGCTCGCATTGCAAAAGAGCAAGCGTACATTGACGAAATGGATAAAAAGCTCGCTATAATTTGGGAAAAAAACAGGATATGGGGAGAATAGAATGTCACTCGTCAATAAATACATACACGCACTACGCAAACTGGAAAAATCTGAAAATGCATACAAAACGTACATGGAACAAAATAATGGATGGTGTTGTCTGGGTCTCACTAACACACACTACAAAGCATCACAAGCCGCTGACAAAGCACATAACGCACTGATAAAAGCAAAAGGGAAGTAACAAACGCACTATGAGACTACACGAACAAGTAAAGCATCAAGCAAGCATCATAGAAGCATACGAAGAAATACTACACAGCCTAGAGCGCTACCTGGCACTGCCTAAATTTGAAGAGGACATCAGCGTAAATAAGAACGATATACTCTTAAGAATCCAGGAAGGGAAAACAGACATCATCAGAACTTATCTTTAAACACCTACCCCCTTAATTGGGGGTTTTCAGATACTACCACATCAAACAGGGATAACATTATGGAAATTTATGTAGCAGCACTGAGCGCGTACAATTCAGGTATACATCATGGAAAATGGATAGACGCAGAGCAATCTATTGATGAGATAGAAAACGAGATAGAAACCATCTTAAGAACCAGCCCTTGTGCAAACGAAGAGGAGTGGGCCATTCACGATACCGACAGCTTTTGCGGTATTGAAGTGGGTGAGTATGAAAGTATTATGAGCGTGTGTGATAAAGCCTCGTTTATCTCTGAATTCCCACAATTTGTAGAATTGCTGCATTCGTACACGACAGAAAACGCTCGCACTCACATCGAACAAAAATACCTTGGGACGTTCAAAAGTCTTTACGATTACGCATACGAGATAACCGAAGGCGATGTTGAATTACCAGATTATCTAGCACATTACATAGACTACGAACGCATGGGGCAAGATATGGAAATGGGTGGGGAGATTTACACCCTTGACGCTGACAACAACGAGCTACACATCTTTTCAAACTGTTAATCAACGCCCCTTCGGGGGCACAACTCACCACAAAGGAAACTAGAAAATGAAATCTACATTCACACAGCAAGACGAAATGACCCCTGTTTACTTCCAGTATGACCAACAGAGCGCACCACAAAACGCTTATCTTGAAATCACATGGAAAGAAGATGGAGAGGCCGAGGTAACAGCTGACTACACAAGCGAAATCGGTGGAGGAATCCCTTCAGACGTATGGCACAACCAAGTAACACGCCTTTCTATCATGCCAGGCAGTACAGGAGCAAGCATACAAGCTCTTCTTGAAAGCGAAGACTTTATTAAACGCGTTGACAAATTAAACGCTGACTATGAATGCACTTGGGATAATAGCAATTGGATAGGAAGCAACAAAACAGGCGACCGCGAAACATGGAACGATGAAATAAATTGTCTTGAGTATTACGCACAAGAGAACATAGAAACAGTTGACGTTTGGACGATAGAAGACTGGCTACAAAACAGCATGACGATAGAAGAGGAGAGCGTAACTATCACAATGTACGACAAAGAATACATCATAACAGCCAGCACAACCGATGATGAACTAAAGCCTATGCGTGAAGACCTGGAAACATTGCAGGATGAGGGCGTATCAATAATTGGGGATGTTGGCGACTACTTGGAAAGCTTGCGGGATGACCTGGCAGCTTAATACCCACCATTACTAACAAGCTTAGGCCCCTCGCATTCTCTGTGATGGGGCTTTTTCATATACTCGTTAATAATATCTCGGCACTGATCAAATCCAAATCCAAACTTGAAACAGTAACCGCGCTTTAATTTATTGAACCCGAACGCGGTTTGTTCCTGTGTCGGCGTTCCCCTTTTGGTCGTCGGCGTTTTGCCCGTTTTAACTTCTAAGTACAACCCGCAGAATTCTCCCCGTGGTAATGCAATAAACAAGTCGCTCGTGCCTTTTTGCTGGCCCTCGGCCTTCAGGATAGATGCCTCGGCTTTCGTACGCCACCCACCTACATCGTGCCTTTCATAACAGTCCAGGTGCTCGCGGTGTTGGAGCTTGTACCATTTGTATAGTGCTATCAGTATTTGGGATTCAGGGTGTTTTCGCTTCATGGGGGGATGATACCCTCAATTCTTAATGCCTGCTACATGATCCATTGTGATCTGACGCAATAGCTCAGATAGCTGATTTTGCGCCGATAAAATGCAATCAAAAAAACTGTCATATTCCCACCCGTTTGGCGTTTCACCGCCGAAAACAACAAGCATTGGCTCACCATTTAGCCCATTTTTCAGGTCGTTAATTTCGTCTATGATTGCCTGGATTTGTTCATCGTGTTTACTCATTTGATGTCCTATTCTTTATCTGAAATGTTTTGCCAGAGTTCATCAAGAGCGATCTGTATATCTGATATACATTCCAAACATTCACCCACATCAAGAGCGAACGGTTCATCATCCTCATCTTGATGTGGGTGAATCATAGGTTTGTTATTCAGGCCGCTTTTTACTTGTTCAATCATATCCAGAATTGCCTGGATTCGGTCATCGTGGTTACTCATTAATTCTCAACTTCTCACACATAAAACATCATCGTTGCAGGTAACCACCGTTATTCTCAATCTTCCATTTCTTGTTTTATCCTGGTGAATCGTTACAGGTAGATCCTCTTCATAAACAGGCACCGTTGACCATTCTTGAGCTTTCGCCAATGTTTTTACTGTGTGTTGGCTTGATGTTGTTTCTGATCCTCGTGGACACTCCATGCTTTTTATAATACCTAGGTTAGGTGAGCTGGTTGAGTTTGGCATAAGAAACCCAAACCAAAATTAATCGGTTTAGTTCTTATGCCTGATACCATGGCCGGAGCCGCTGTATATCGCAAGGCAACCAATAACTAACAAGATTGTATTGGCTTGGTGTCTTTCCTTCTCTTGTGAAGTCCAGCCCCTATAACACCTCTAGAACTCAGTTGCGGCGTGGGCTTACTTTTGCCGCTTTAAACTAGAGGCGGTGTGCGAATTACAGACACGTCCTTTCTAGTCGAGTTAAGCGGCAATTGGTAGGGTGCTTGGATTACCCTTTTATGATCTCTGGCTTTGCGCCAATGTGTAAAATTTAGGCATAAAAAAACCCTTAAAGATTCAGTGGTAAGATGTCAACCGTGTTACTTGGATCGATTGAGACACTGAATCTTTAAGGGTTCTTCTGTTTAAGCTGGCATCTTACTTCCGCTAACAATGACGCCACAATAACAAATCATTTTAGAATAAACATACTAAATTTGAAAATAAGTGAAATTAAATATCAGGGGCATCAATAGTCTTACCCTGAGACGCTGAAAATACAGACATCAGGCCATTTGAATCAATAGCCCTCACCCTGTACGTATATTCACCCGCCGTAAGATTTTGCAGCACGACACTCGTCAAATCCCTATCTGAAAGCTTAATACTCTGCGGCTGGCCGTCATCCCGCGTATAAACGACCTCATATCCAGCAATCTGGCTAAAATCCAGTGGCGAGCCGTTTACGCGTGTTTGCGGTACAGTCCAAGAAAGGGAGGCACTGTTAACATCCTCCGACGTTGCGGGTACAGTTATGATGTTAACAGCGCCATTGAGAGAGGTGATTGTTATTAGAATTTCAGCTATTGCAGGCATGTAACGCCTTTAAAAATTGATAGCGGGTGTAGGACTTGCACCTACGGTCTTTTGATTATGAGCCAAACGAGATACTACTTCTCCAACCCGCAATTGCGCTGCCTGTGCGGCAGTAAACGCCCCATTATACCCTATTTGACGCGCATGTAGGCTTCCCCATCTACAAATATAACGCCCATTTTTATCCATCTGGAAAATTTCTGCGGGATGATGCCAAGCTTCGCCGCCGCGTCCTTTTTTATATTTTTGGCCTCGAATGTCAAATCGTGACAAGTCTTGATTACTGCTTTTCTCATTTCAACCCCCTGACAACTGCTTTGCAAGGTTACGGATCTCGGCCTTGACGTAACCTATATTTCTGTATTCATCTTCGGGTTCGAAATCGTAAAACTGTTTCCTTGTGGGTGATTTATCACCGGCGTGGTAGCAATCAAAACCTAGCCACCATACCTTCTCATTTGCTACATCACCCGTATGACATAACCCGATAGATTCATCTTCTGACGGATCACAGAATCCCGCGAATGTTAGCCCGCCGTGTACGTCACAATTGTTTATCGGTCTGTCAAAATCCTGCTCATAATGCGGATTAGATTCTGGCACGCCGACATAACCGCACAAATGCCCTAAATTTTCAGTTCTCACTATCAAACAATCCAGGCTGGTGTTCTCGTCGATGTATTGCACCTTGTCCGGCTCGTTTATCCATTCGCCAACCGGCCAATCGGTTTTGTCTATCGTTGTGTATTGCTTCATGCTGTTCCCCTGTTTGTGTAAGTGATAAGCCATACTAACAACAATCAATTAATCTGTCAACACTTATCGTTAGCCTATGCGCAAATTAAAGCAGGCTAC